AAGATAAGACATCTATAACTTATAATATGTGTTCAAAAGATATGACAAGTTTGAAAAAACAATTGGAATGGTTGAAAGAACCTGATAAAGACGCTTTGCAGAAATCTTTGAAAGATTTAGACATGGCATATCAGAAGTTCTTTAAAGAACATTCAGGTTATCCAAAATTCAAATCAAAAAAGAACAGATATAAGTCTTATAGAACCAGTTGCACAAATAACAATATCCGATATGATAACAGAAAAATTAAACTTCCAAAAATCGGATGGGTTAAAACAAAGGATAAACAAATTCCTCAAGGAAGAATAATTAATGCTACTATCTCCCAAGAACCAAATGGACATTATTACTGTTCATTGTGTTGTACTGATGTAGAGTTTCCACAATTCACAAAAACAGATAAAAATATTGGGATTGACTTAGGAATCTGTGATTTTGCAATATTTTCTGATGGGACTAGAATTGAAAATCCAAGATTTTATGAAAAATCAGAAAATAAACTTGTTAAACTACAACGTGAATTATCAAGAAAAACAATTGGTAGCAATCGTTGGGATAAAGCAAGAATTAAAGTTGCAAATTTACAAAAACATATTTCAAATCAACGTAAAGATTTTTTACAGAAATTAACTACAAATATTGTAAAGAATTATGATGTGATATGTATTGAGGATTTAGATGTTAAGTCTATGAAAGAAACAGATTCTACTATTCGTAATAAACGAGTTGGTGATGTTTCATGGGCTGAATTTCGTAGAATGATTACATATAAAACTCAATGGTATGGAAAAGAATTATCTGTCATAGATAGGTTCTATCCATCTTCTCAGATTTGTCACATTTGTGGTAATAATGATGGGAGAAAATCAGAAGATATTAGATTCTGGATTTGTCATAATTGTAAATCAGAATTGAACAGAGATATAAATGCAGCAATAAATATTCTCAATGAAGGTTTGAGAATGAGAACCGTAGGAACTACGGGGATAGCCTAGTGATACTTAACATGTTGGTGTTATTGACTAGGAATCTCGTCACTTTAGTGATGAGAGGTTCAAACTTATGTATATGGAGAACATTTAGATGGAACACCTTACAAATATCCATTATATCGCATGAAAACTTATCGTTGTAAAAAATGTGGAATAGAGAAGAAATATAAAAGCTGTGATAACAGTTGAATGAAATCTTTCATAGGAGGTGTAAAAGAATGGGGTGTCACACATGGTTTAGTAGACCAATTACAGATGAAGAGTTTAAAAAAATGAAAGAATATACATCAAAAGAAATATATTATTTTACAGGTAATTCACAAGAGAATATTGAAAATGGATTATACGATAAGAATCTATATAATCTCCTTATGAAATCATGCAATGAAAATATTCCATGTGTATATGGGAAGTATTGGTGGCAGCTTGGATATGGACAAGGAAATCCTGATTTAGAAATTTCATTTACTCGTGAAATTCGAGGTTATAATCAACTATTTGTAAATGTTCCAGAATATAATGATTTATTTAGAATAAAAAATTATCCCAAGAAAATTATAACAAGTAGAAAAAATCTCAGACGATGGATGGGTAAAAGATATTTTAAATTAACAAATGAACAATTAGAAAGAATATCGGAATTTTTTAGAGAATATCCATGTGGAGTAATTACATTTGGGTGAAAAGGAGAAACAATGAATATATTAAATGTCTATTTATTACTTATAGGAATTTTTATGTCAATCATGGGAATCGTCTGGTCTAAGGGAAATTGGATTAATGTTTTTATAAAAATATTATATTTAGTAAGTGGTACATACTTGATTTTATATGCTTTATATTTGAGTAATATTTTATTAGTTGTACATAAGGGTTGAAAAATTTATTTCAACTTAGAAAGGAGAATTTATAAATGATAGGAAAGAAATACAGAAAAGTATTAAGCGTAGGAATTTTAGCGATGATTGGTGTGGTTGCAATTTCATTATCTGGATGCTCTGCTAAATGGGATAGAGAAATGAAATCCACAATGAGTAATTGGAGTGGTGGACTTAATCGTACAGTGACGGTTTATGATTATAACGGTCAAGAAATCAAAAGCTGGACTGGAAAATTTGATGTGACAGAAGATGATAATGAAGTTTACTTTGATGATGAGAATGGTAAACGTGTAATTATTCAAGGTGGAATTGTTATCAATGAAGAAAATTAAGTAGGGAAATAATATGTTATATATTAAGAAAATATCTATAATCTTGATTTGTATATTTTTTCTAATAGGTTGTAAACAATATGACAGTAATAAACCAGTTCCAGATGTTCAATATATACATGAAAATGTTGATGCAACTATCACTAAATTAGATGTTAGACATTGGTTTGCTACTTGCCCTCGATGGCATTGGGTAATATCTGTAAAATATGATGATATGACATATACAGATGAACAACAAGCAAATGGTGTTTTTAATAGACCTTCTTTTATAGATTATGGATTGGAAGAAGGAGATAAAATATCTGTGGAGATTGAATATAAATATGTTAATGGTAAGTTAGAGAATAAATATATAAATCAAATTAATTATTAATTTGTAGGGCTGACTGTGGGTCATAGCCAGTCAGTTCATTTATAAAATTAGAAAGGAGAAGTACGAATGACAAGAGAAGCACAAAGGTTGGTAGAAGATAATCATAATTTGATTTATAAATTTCTACGAAATCACAACTTAGAAGATGATTGGTACGATGTGGCTGCGATTGGATTATGTAAAGCAGCAAATAATTATAACTCCGATAAATATGAGTTTTCTACATATGCATACAGATGTATGTATAACGAAATGTGGAAAGATAATTGGAGATATAAGAACGTGAAAGAATATATTCCAGATGCATTAATATTACATTATGGCAAATCAATTTCAGATGAAAGTGATACTGCGCCATGTTTTGAAATTTATATGGAGAAAAGGTACAATGGTGAATCTCAGGATGATGTGTTAGCAAAGTTAATCTATGAGGATTATTATAAGGGCTTACGAAAAGATAGAGAGATTCTTGATCTATTTCAGAAAGGATATAGTCATCAGAAGATTGCAGAAATAATTAATTGTCCTGTTGGAACAGTAGCAAGGGTAAAAAGATTATGTAAGGCATATATGTTGAGTTCATAAGGATGTGATAAAGAATATGAATTTATTAGAAGATTTAGATATTACAATTCAAAATATGATTGAAGAATTAATAGTATATACAAAATATGA